ATATCCATTAGCAGTTGCAGTAACATAATCATAATTATCTTCTAAATTAAGTATATTAAGAATAGTACTATTATCTACTTTAATTATAAAATAATTGCTATGAAAATAAATTCCTTTACAATTTTCTTTATAAAAATTACTATTTGTAATAAAATTTTCTAATTCTTTATAATTGTCAGAATTTTCATAATTTAATAAAATTTTTAAAAATCCTGTACTTTTTTTATTATATGTATCTATTATTGGTTTAACATATTGTTGAACATCGGGATTTGTAGAATAAATTTCATAAACATCACCAATACTTAATTTACTAAAATCCATAATTTTATTTTCCAATGCATATTTACTATATTCATATGGTAAATATTTATATCTTGGACTTTGGCTTGCAGCTATTGCCCTTTTACGATAATATGTGTCAATTAGTGACTTCTGTGCTTTATCCATAAAAAATTAAATTTCTTCTCCCATTAATACATTAAATTGTTTTTCTGGCATTGGTTGTCCCGTATCAAGATATTGATGAAGTAAATGATAACCACCTTTATCATTTTTATACTGCCATAAATATTCAAATTGTTCATTGCTAAGTAAATGTCCTCGACCAATATATTTTGATTTTTCTTCAAATGTAAGGTTATTAAACCAATCTAAACTTTGATTTTTTGTACCTAATTTTTCGGTTTCTTGCTCTTCGTCAGGTGTTTTCGGTTTATTAATAAATAATTTTTCTACTGGAACTTTTTTATTTTTTAAATATTTAAAATAACTTTGAATCTTATTACCATATTTTTCAATATTACCTGTAGTATTATTTGCATCAGTTAATTCAATTCCTCTATCAGTAGCATCAACAACAACAATATGTAATGGGTCACTTAAATCACGATTACTATCAATAACATAATAAAATGTACTTGTTTTAGTATCACGATAACTTTGCCACATAGTATTTGCTGGTTGCCCAATACAAAAACCATAATGTTGTCCAGTAAGTGCACCAGTAGTATAATGAATACATTTACCAACATCATTACCATCATAAATTTTAATGTTATTACCTTCCCAAATTGGTGATTCGTTGGTGTCTACATTAATTTTGCCTTTCCATTGTTCGAGACCTTTAGACATAGATTCTAATCCATGAATAAATTCAGCAAATTTTAGATAATTAGAAAATGTTTTATTATTAATAATATATCCTACATCGGATATTTGTGGTGTAGTAATTTTATTTGTATTAAGCAATTCAGATACTGTTGTAAATAAACGTAATATATCATTTAATCCTCTATCACCAACTTCAAGATATGCTTTAGACATAATAGGAATAAGAATTTGATTTTTTGACTTATCAATACCTCGAAATTTATTTATTAAATTATTTATATTATTATCATCTATACCATTTTTTTTAAAATAGCAATAGCTTGTTGTTCTGTTTGTTTAGATTCAGCTAAATAATTTTTAACTTCTTCTTTAATTATTTGAATGATATTCATGATTATACGATTAATTCACTTAATAACATTTACAATAAATACAAATAAATACAAAAAAAGCGAAGAAAATTCTTCGCTTTTTAAACACTATATTCAAAACCATCTTTAAATGGTTTGCTGTAAACGGGTCTTACTTGTTTCCAAATAATATCATCGTAGTTTTTTTTGTCATATAACTTAAACAATATTGAACGATATTCTGTCTTTAATGCTTCCATAGCAAATTCTCTACGATTTGTAATTCCATTAACATGGTAAATTCTTACAAATTCTTTTAATGACAATCTTTCAATTTCATTAAAATCAGTTTGTATAATTTTTGTTGTTTTCTTTAACCAATTATAAAATTCATCTGGAACTCTGTCAAGTAATGAATCAAAATCATAATTATTCATTAAATGTTCCCAAATTGTTAAGTTTGAAACATTTGTTAAAATAACATGTAATCTACAATATTCTGCAAACTTAACTTTAACTCTAAAACCATCTTTAAATCTTACAACAAATCCTTCACGATTTTCTTCTTCAAGTTTTTGTAAATCTTTAAGATTTTTAATATTATTTATATCATATTTCTTAACAATTGAAAAATAATTTGAATATTGTGCAACTAATTCATTATAATATGCTTCAATTCCGGTTTCAGTTACAATTCTTCCAAGTAATACAAGTTCTCTTCTATCACCATAATCAACAACAATACGATTTTCTGGATATAATACTTCAAATAAAAAAGTACAATTTTTATTCAATTTATCGTATATGTTAATATCAATCATTTTTTGTGCTTCAATACATTGTTCTGAAATAAATGAACCTCTACTTGCCACAATCCATTCCATACGTGGTGCATAGTAAAATAAGATAATAGGTGAACCATCGACTTTTTCAAATATTTCAAATTCTTGAGTCATATATAAATCAATTTCAGAAGAATCATATTCTTCATAATTTTTAAATTTCATAAATGGACGTGCTAAAATATTACCTTCAACATCAACAACCAATCCACGACAAGACATAGTATATTCGTCCCAAAATTTTTTTGATTGAGCTTTTACTGAATAGTTCAAAATCCAAATTTCATAATTTGGGTGTTTATTTGCTATAATGAGACTATTATCAATATAGTTATTTAATATTTTCCAATCAACTTTTTCAAGTAATTTCACTTTAATTTCCCCTTTCTTTTGGATATGAATAAATTTTGTTTCTTTCTATAAATATTCTTCTTAATTTTTTTGTTTCAGTATTATTTTTACCCAAAACATATGCATATTTATGTTTTGGTTTCATTTCTCTACTTTCACAGGACAATAAATAGTCCTTTGAAAGTTTTCTTATTTGTAATGCAATTTCTTCCGGCATTTTATCAAACATTACACTATCTCCGTTTTGCCATTCATCATGCCAAATAATTTCATTTTCTTTTGCAAGTCTTTTATAAACAGACCTTGCTCTAAAATATCTATCGGATACCCATCTTCCGGTTTCAATTTTATATTGATTTTTTGCACCAGATTTCTTACCCAAATAATAAAAATTACATGCTTGATAAATTGTGCCTAATTCTTTAGCTTCAACATCTGAATAAGCAACAAATAAACGATATTGTGTATTTTTTACCATCCAATTAATTGCAAACATAATCAAAGAACTACCTAAATTTTTGGGCGACCAACTAATACAAGCACCTCTGCTTATTAATCTTTCAATCTTTTTTGTTTCTTCTCCCAATAATTTCGAAAACACACTTGGCATATCAATAATTACTACACCTGCTAAAATTCCATTATATCGTGCAGTAAAAATATGTGTTGGATATAAACTTACTCTACCCAACCATTCATGTTTTTCAATAAAACTTTTAATTTCTTGAAAACATAAATCTTTTTCTTCAAATTGAAATTTAAAATCAGATACTTTTAAATTTTTCGATTCATCAAGAGTTATATTTGCTTGTTTTAAATCATTGGTTAAATTATTTAACCTAATATCATATTGCCAACAATGTTGTTTATTATAATTATAAACCATTTTAATTTATACGAATTTTTTGTAATAATGTTACAAATCTTTTGTTTTAATATGTGCAAATGTATAAAAGAAATTTAAGAAAACATAGAGTATTTATATAAAATTGTGTTTTTATGGTGAGTTCTATAAAAAAAGTGGTAAATGAAGAAATTGAAAAGAATGTAATTAATGAATCATATGTTATAGGTGGTGATAATTTTAATTTTAAACAACTCGTAAAAAATGTGTATTTTTATAATTATAGTGGTTTTTCAACAGAATTTGATGCTGATGTTACAGAAAGTAATATTATAATCACATGGCAAGTTTCATTTTGGTTAAATGATATGGGTATTGAAAATTTTATTATTAGTATAGAAAAACTTGAAGGAACTTATAATATGGAAATGCATAATATTCATTCAGATGAAATAGAACAAAAATCGCAAAAAAATATCGAAGAAACTAAATGGAAATTCGTTATTAACGAAAAAACTTCACTTATATTAGGTAAATCATTATATGTTAAGGATTTAGAATTTGATTTCAAAAATCAAACTTGCAAAGTAAATTTTCAATAAAATAAACATGTTGGAATTCTGAATTCGTCAAATGACGAATTTTTTTATTTGTAGCGATGACGAGAATCGGACTCGTATTTGCTCCTTATGAGAGAGATATCCTACCGTTGAATGACATCGCTAAATTATGTTGAGAATTTAATCTCAACATATGTTCTTTTGTGTCCAATTCTATGTTCTTCAACAATTTTAATTGGTTTTCGCATCCATTGTTTTCTATTTTTAGAAACCAATTTCCAGTTTGGAAATCTTGTATTATTTCCTTTTCTTTTACCATGACAAGTTTCCATGTCATCGTAAATAATTCCACCATACCATTTTTTGCCATTATTTTCACCAAGATGAAAACCACAGTATGAACAATGAATTTTTCCTATTCGTTCAAGATGCAATTTATATGCACGATTGAATTCGCCACGATTTGTGGTTGTTTTTACTAAATTTTTATTTCCCATTTTTCTTGTTACGCTTTAGTGCGTTACAAGAATTCAAAATTTTTTTCATATTTTATATTTTTGAGATTATATCTTTATGTTTTTTCAATGACCATTCAATGCTTTTCCATGTTAATTCCATTGCTTCTGGATTATCTAAATCAATTTCAGATTCATCAATTTCTTCAGGTATTTCTTTGAATTTTATTTTACTATTTTTTCTTAATCCAAAATTCATAAATTTTCATTTTTTATTATTACTGACTTAATATATTTTTTACCATTCCATTCATCATGCCAACGATTATTAAATTGGTCATATGCGAATAATTTAATTCCACCAATATATGGGTCATAAATAAATACCCGAAAGTCATCAAAACCAAATATAATGCAATAATGTCCGTGAGTCCAAGTATTTTTCCAAGATTTCTTATATTCTTTATTTGCTTGTAAAAGAACAATTACTGGTTTTTTAGTAATTATTTGATTTTTTAAATATTTAATATTTTTACGTTCTTCTAAATTGGTTTCTAAACCAAATTTTTTTAGTAAAATAACTAATTTTTCTGGACATAATCCATCAATTGGTGAAATTTTTGATATTTTTAAAAGTGTATTATAATCAACTTTTATTTTAGAATGTTTTAAGTACGACCATGCTACTGCAAGACTACAATCAAAATCATAATTCTGTTCACGCATGGGAATCTGTAATACCATATACATAAAATTTCCCTTCTATTTGTCTCCTTGGTCGGAGTCGAACCGACACGCCCGAAGGCACTCGCTTTTGAGGCGAGCACGTGCTACCAATTTCATCACAAGGAGTTATCCTCTTTTCTTTATAATTCGTCTATATTCAATTTTTTTTCTTTCAGTTATTTTAACTGATTTTCCACATCCACAATCATCTTCTTTTGGATGTGGTTTTCTAATATTTGCCATAATTAATTAATATTTTTTCAGATGGTTTATTATAAACAAGAAAACCACCACTACACATTATTCTATTAGGTATATTAAATTGACAACCAACAGGTACAATTATTATTGGATAGTTAATTGGTGTTGATTGATTTATAATTAATATATTCATTGTTATTATAAGTTTTTATATAAATACTTTAATTAATTTATTCGTAGCGAAGATGGGAATCGAACCCACACGAACATTACTGTTCACAGGTTTTTAAGACCTGCATGTACTACCTATTTCATCACTTCGCCATTATTTATTATTCCAAAATAATGCAATTTTTTTACAAAATGCAATTGTTTCTTCTTCTGTCATCGTATTTTTCATATAATTAATTGGTGTACTTACAAAAACAATATTATCTTTTTCATATGGTTTATTTGAATTTATTCTATCTAAAGATGCTGCTTCTTGTATTGAAAATTTTTTTGTTTTAGAATAATTTGGCAATTCTAATTGTATTCCAGTATAAGGACAAATTCCATTTTGTTTTTGCCATTGTTCTTTTAAATCAATTAATGTTAAATTCCCTAATTTATTTCTTTGTTTTGCTCTTCTAATAAAATCACGAAAACCTGTATATTCATCTTTATGATTATTTGCAATTAAAAATTTTGGATTTCCTATATATCCTTCAAAATTTTTTCGATTGATATCATTACGATGGATTGCTGAACATCTTAATGAACAAAAATGATTTTTATTTCTTTTTATTTCGGATATCGATTTTTCAAAATCATTTCCACAATTATCGCATTTAATTAATTTAGTTTTTCTTTTTTTTAAATTTTTCATCTCCATCAATATTTTAATATAAATACTGTGGAGATGAAAAATATTTGGTGGAGATGCGGGGCATCGATTCCCCGGTGTTGCAATGTGATTAATAAGTTTTCTACAAGTTTATTTGATTTTCCTAAATCAGCAAAATGTTAATTGTATTTTTCCAGAACAACTACAAAACTGTCCAGAATTGTTTTTACTTCCCTTCTGACTTGGAAGTTTTTTGCTGTTTATTTTTTTCCTATTACGCAATTGCAAGTTCAGCACTCTTTACAAATACGCTATTTCCTTTTGTCAAGGAAGTAGGAATAGACATAATGTCTTCTGCATTTATTGTTTTGAACCTTTTTAAAAGTAGTCCGATTCAACTACTACTTGCTTACATCATTTTTCTACATACAGTCAAATCCATTCATCCCCATTATTTTAAAGAACTTATTATATTAACCATGTGTTCCATCAGTTAATGATATTCCATGTTTTAAACCATGAATGAAATCATCAACAGTATTATCTTTATCAAAATATTTAGCAATTACAATACCAATTTCATTACCAATATCAGATAAATCACCACTATAACATATAGATTTAAGTTGTGATATTATTTCATCGCTTATTTTACTAAAATTTTCCATTTTACATTAAACATTTTTTCATAATCATTAGCATCAACAAAATTTATTTGCATATATCCAACTCCTGTCATTATTCCGATTAATAAATACTTAGGATTTATTAATCCTTTAAGTGAATTATCATCAAATATACGGTCTTCAGTAATATTTTTTTCAATTAGACATCGAATAACATATTTATTATCTTTAGTTTGTTTAATAAATCGAGCAGGAATTATAAATATTTTATGCAATTCTTGTTTCATTTATTCTTTTCAGATTTTTTTCTAAAACTCCATTTATAATCAAAACCATGTTGAGTAATTTTATATTTATCAGCCACTTCAATAATTTCTTTTTCGCCTTTACCAAGCACACCACCCATAAACATACTTATTTCTTGAAATGCTTGAAAACTATCAAATATTTTATAAAAATGATAATCGCTTAAAATTGGATTAATAAAAAGTTTTTCATTACGTTTATGATAATGACCAATATTTATTCTATTATAATCACTATCATAAATAAAAACAGGTGCTTTAAAATCTCTAAATAATTGAAGTGAATTATAATTTTTAATATAATTATACTGCTCTTCAAGGTTTCCATACCAACCTTTATTATCAATAATTGTTTTTATTAAATCAAAATCATATGTAATTGTAGTTGTAAGTTTTTCTGGATAAACTTTTCTGTTTTCGCTATATAATTTCCAACCAATATATAGTTTTCCACAAAATCCAATAATAAAAGAACTACAATTTTGATAATTTTTATGTTGTTCATTTTTTATTGTATGATTTTCAATATTTAAAAAAGGTGAATCTTTACTTTTTTTCCAAGAAAATCCCTTTCTTTGAAATATTGATGGAATTTTTTTTTCTTCAACCTCAATTATTTTACGGTCATAAACAAGTGTTTTATCGATACCCATCGTACCAACAACACCATCGTAATAATCTTTTTTATTGTAATTTATTATTAACATAATTTGACAAATTTAGTTTATTATATAAATATATGCAAATAATATAATATTTATTTTTTATTTTAGCACGTCTGGAAGTAATCGAAACCTCATCCACGGGGTTGGAAGCCGTTATCTTAACCATTAGACGACAGACGTATATTATAATTAATTTATTTTGTAGCACAAGTGAAATTCGAATTCACACTTTAACGGGTTTAAGCCGTTTCTCTCTACCAATTGGAGTACTGTGCCATATTTTATTGTGATTATCTATATAACTATTTGATAATGTGGAGCATGAGGAATTCGAATCCTCCTGATTTTCTCGGTGCAGACGAGATGACCAACCCTAGCAGTCCCATACCCCATTTTATTTCGTGTAAAATTTAATCCATTTTCTTATCGTATTATCACTCACACCATATTTTCTTCCAGTTCCAGTATATCCTAATGTTTTAACTTCTTCTTGAAGTGTTTCAAATGATGGTCTATTAACTTTTCTTTGTTTTAATGAATAGCAATTAACACATGTTTTAGAATTATTTTTTATTTTTTTACCACAATTACAAATATTAATTATTTTATTTTTTATTATTTTTTCTTTATGAACTTTAATGTTAATTATTTTTCCATTATGAATATTTCTAACACCTTGTGTTGGCATTTGTGAATGACAATTTGGACATAAAATTCTTAAATTTTCTAATCTATTATCATTGTGTATTCCATTAATATGGTCTAACTCTAAACCAAGTTTATTATTATTCCATATTTCATTTTGTCCACAAATTCCACATTTTCTTTCTTTTAAATTTAATTCAAATAATTTTAATTTTATTTGATGACTTTGCCATCCCATACCATTTAATTTTAAAACAAGTTTAATGAAACTTTCTATGGTATGTCTATTTCGTGGCGATTTACCTCTATTCCAACTTTGTCCAAGAAAATGTGATGTATCAATATTATATTTTTTTATGGTTTTTGAAATATGTGCATGATTACCACCATTAGCATTTAATTTTAAATAACGTAATACTTCACTAATTGCTTTGCTTTTAAGAACAATTGGTTCTAAAAATTCTTTTGTATATTTCATATATTATATTTAATATAAATACATGAAATATTAGGAAAGATTATTGTTTTTTAAAAAATATCTTTGTGTGAATGACTGGAGTCGAACCAGCAAATTTTCGAGTCTAAATCGATTGCCTATTAACCATTTGGCTACATTCACGTTTATTGTCTCTCAAGTCGGACTCGAACCGACACGCTACTATTATTTCGCACTGGTTTCTTAAACCAGCTTGGCTACCAGTTACAACACTGAGAGAAAGGTATCACCTTTTTAACCGATAAATATTAAATATCGGTAATTAAGGCGATATTATGATTGTATTTGGCACTACAATCTTTTGTATTCCCTGTAGGCTTCGAACCTACGACATTTTGCTTGTAAGGCAAACACTCTGACCCATCTGAGTTAAGGGAATATATTTGTTGATAAAAGCCAGCATTAAATCAAATTTTATATGATAATGTTAGTATTTCCAACATCATATTTATTTCTGTACTCGGTATGTTAATCGAAAACATATTTAAAAGAATGAGAATCTTTTGTCCTAACCATTAGACGAACCGAGCATTTATCATTCTGGTTGTATTAAAAAATGTTTATAATGAAAATGAATTTTAGTTTTAAAAGATGTTTCAAAAAATTCTCCCTGCTCTTTCATATCTTCATCGTTTTCTTCATATTTCCAAACAACTATAACATTATTAAGAGATTTTGCTGCTTTTTCTAATATATTAAAAACTGCTTTATTTGATAATGAATTAATATATTCAAATTCACAAGTAATTGTTAAATCAACATTAGAATGTTCTTTAATAAATTCATCTAATGCTTTATCAATATCATCAAAAAACATTGAGGAATTCTCAGGAAATGATTTTCCTGTTATTGTAAGAATACCTTTATTAATATTAAAAAAAACTGCGGGTGTACTGTGAGTTGCATTAATATACAAATTTTTCATAATTTAAATTTTAAATTTATATTTCAGTACTGCATGAGGAATTCGAATCCTGCGAAGCCTTTCGGCACTTGCTTGAAGGGCAAGCCACTTTAACCACTTGTATAATGCAGCAAATTAATTATTTCATTTTTAATATAATTTAATATAACAGATAATTATTATAACACATTAATAATCATTGCCGTCCCCGTGGGATTCGAACCCCTCCTTATCATAGACAGTGATACATACTAACCATTATACTACGAGAACGAATTTCCAACATGTCAAAGAACAGTATACAAAGAAAAATTTTATTTGTTACAAATTCTAAAAAAAAATCCCGACCATTTTAGCAGTCGGGATTTTTCATTTAAGAAAGGAGGTGTTATTTGTAATAAATATTACCCGACTGAATATAATGTATCTTCTGCATCTGCCCATAATAGGACAACTGCCATCTCTGATACCAATATGTCGAGTACTTTTTTCATCATTTTAAAATTAAAAATAGTTTCTTTTATTCTAAATACGTTGCAAAGATATAAAATGTTACAATATATACAAACTTTTTTTAAATTATTTTTTATATACAATATTTTTAGACGTTCTAAAAAGTATTTATTAACATTAAATGGCTAATAAATATCTAACACTAATAAATTAATGGAAAATAACACAATTTGGACGCTTGAAGCTCTTAAAGAGCATTATGATGTTGTATTAAAAAATCAATATGAACATTATAAAATATTGCTTGCTGAAAGAGACGAACGTGTAACTCAAAGGTATCAAGCAATGGAATTAGCTGTTAATAAGGCAGAGGTTGCAACAGAAAAACGTTTTGAATGTGTTAATGAATTTCGTGCACAACTTGGTGACCAGTCGAGAACATTAATGCCACGTATTGAGACAGAAGTATTGTTAAAAAATGCTAATGATAAAATTGATGCACTTACAATTAAAGTCGAAAAATCTGAAAATATAAAAGCAGGTGGAAATGCTATGATTGCATACATTGTTGCGGGAATATCAATACTAATCACAATTATTACATTATTAGGAAAATTTTGGGTTAAATAAAAATTAAGATAAATTAAGTGATTTGAAATAACTATCAAATAATGATTTAATATTTCGACTTCCAACTGGATTCATTGAGTGTATTAAAATTGTTTTTGGTAATTCTAATTTATTGTCAATGCAATAATCTATTAACCATTTAGCACAATGATAACCAGTTTTTTCTTCATATTTAGGTATAAAGAAATTCTTAGCATAATCTTTATATTCAATGTGTGAAATTTTTGTATTTATTGTTACTTTGAGATTTTCATATTTCCAAATAAATCCACCAGCAATTTTTCTTTCACCTCTAGCACATTTTGCAATGTTCGAAAAACTAATATTTAATTGCCTTCCTGCTTCATTAACTGAACCATAAATATTAATTAGATTATTATTTATATCATATTGAGATACTGTCATACTATTTTTATGGTTTTCACCATATGCAGAAAAATCTCTATATAATACATTATGTGAATGCCATATATTTTCAGATGATGTACACCACTCTAAATTATTAATATGATTATTCCATCTATTTCCATCAATATGATTAACTTGTGATTTTTCATTATTAATACCCATAAATGATTCTAAAACTAATCTATGAATTTTTTTGTGTATATTTTTACCGCAATTATATAATGTTACATATAATCCAGATATGTTTTTTAATGGAGTTAAAATATTATTACCTGTTGTACCTTTTGATTTTTTTGTTCTTAAAATACGACCAAAATTTGAAACCATGTAAATTCCTTCATATCCAATAATATCCATCCACTCTTCAGAATTTTCCAAATCATGGTCAAAACTAATAGTTTCTGGAATACCATTTTCTTGAATCGTTTTCACAAATTCATCATAATTTCGTACAATTTTCCAATCAAGAATATTATATATTGGATTCCCTAAATAATAAAAAGAATCGATAGGACTGCGGAAGTCATCAAGAAATAAATTATATGACATAATAATTAATTTAAAATTTTAACAAAGATAATTAAAAAAATTAATATTGCTGTTCTGGTAAGATTCGAACTTACAAACTCACTAAAGAGCATCAGAGTCAAAGTCTGACATGTTTAGCCAATTTCATCACAGAACAATTTATTGTTTCAATATATTCAAACCAGCAATATATTAATTACATCACTAGAGAATTTGGGGGTGATGAGGTATTTGAAACCTCCCCGACAGAACCACAATCTGGCATGCTACCGCTACACCAATCATCCCATATAAATTATATATTATTATTAGGTATTTCAAAGAACTTTGCTAAATTTTTAGTTAACCTTTTGGTTATGCAGTGATTACTACGTGCAAGTAATTTAACATCAATCACTTCGGGGTGACACGGTTCGAACGTGCGAGGGATTTCTCCACCTGCTTCCAAGGCAGGACTGCTACCAACTACAGACCTACACCCCGATATATATAATAAAAAAACCCCACTCTTACGAATGGGGTCAACATTAACCTAAAACTTCTTTCGAAAAATTTAAGCATAATTTCCCCATTCAGACATCTGTGGATGTTGCTGTGGTTGGGGTTGAATATGTATTAAATTTTTCATAATCTAAAAATCCATAATATGAATAACAAAATGACTACAAATATATGCAATAAAATTATAAATACAAATAAAAATTGAAAAATATTTTTATAAAAAATTGCATCACTTTTATTGTGATGCAATTACTTTTAAAATTCTTAGTCAAGTCTTAAAAATTTACATAACCACTTTCTGGCAATAAATTTTTAAAAATCATTCCTGTTCTCAGAGCTAACTTAATTACTAATTAAGCAATGATTCTCTGTTCATAAATACATAGATTGTAAATATAATTTCAATATTTTTGATGATATTCATCAACTTTTAAATAATATATTTAGTATTTATAAAAAAATGATTTTGATGAAGAATAAAAAAATCATAAAAATAATTAATGAAGTAATTACAGAATTCGATTTTTTAGGTAATGATGAACATCTTAAAGGACAGGAAGACATTACTTTGCTAAAAAATGAAGATATGCAAAAACAATTTATTTGTGATTCACTTTTAAGTAAAAAAAATAAAATAAAAATTGTAGAAGTTGCTGATGCTCGTATTGGTGGAAATTGGGACGAGGATTTAGATGATGCAAATAAACTTACAATTGAATATTACTTGAAAATTCAATATACTTATGACCTACAAAAAAAACCAATTATATTTTATTTAAATTTCGATAGCGATAATATTTCAATTAGTAAAGATGGTTTTTATGATAAGGGTGGTAATGATGTTGCACCATATGGTGAATCATGGTTTAACTCATTAAATTGGAATGATATAAATGTTACATTATCTACTGAAGACGGTGATGAAATAGAATTTATTGCATTCAAAAAAGCACCACAAAAAATACAAATGTTATTTATTAGGGAATATACTGCAGACTTTATTGGAACAGAAACTAAATTGGATATCCGTACAAGAGAAATGAATGATAAGATTCAAAATATTCCTTATTGCTAATCATGACAAATGAGAGAAAAAAAATATTAAATAAAGTTAATGAATTAATTGATAAAAGAAAAAATGAGTTACTTAATGAATTATCAAAAAACAATGTATTAGAATTAGATGATTCATATGTAGTTACAACAAATACTATTTAATTACCATTTTTTTAAAAAACAATGCGATTTAGGACTTCTTACTTTTGCGGGCATATAACAGCCACAAAGTTTACAGAAATTTCTTTTATTTAATTTATCACAATTGTTAACACAAATTTCAATTCTTTTTTTTGCTAATTCTTCTGTTTTAAGATTTGGAAAAGTGAAATTTTTCCACCCAGTATAAATTTCTGATAATTTACTCATATTTAACGATAAATAATTCTACCACCCTTATTCACAACAATACTTGGATTCTTTTTTGATTCTATTAATGCATTATGAAGTACTTCTGGTGAAGTAAACGCTTTATCATATATTCTAAGTTTTTGAATTCCACCAATAAATCCAGAATCAAAATTTTGTTCTATAGTTAAATTATTTTTTCTTTCATCTTGTACTAAAATATCTGAAGCAGTATATGTAAAATTATTAATATATAATGTGCCACCAGTATTGAATAATCCATCTGTTTCGATTAATATTCCCACATATACAATATTTTTTCCTGAATTATCTTTTGTTCTAAATGTAGTTTTTATTGGTAACCAGCCATTTTCTCCCGTTAATATAATATTAGGATTTTCATTACCAAATCCGACAGTTAATGCGTTTTCTGGAGTAACAGGAATTCCATTTATACCATAATACATTACTTTATCCAATTCATATTCATATTCACATCTATCCATAAATGGATGTAATCCAAGATTTTGAAGACTTAATATATATTCATTAGTTAATGGATATATATATTCAGTACTATTAATAATATCAATATCAACATTATCACTATACATTATTACTGATATTTTATTAATACTGCCACCACTAAAAAAACTATTATTAAATAATGATAAATTAGTAATATAATCTCTATTTGATAATACTGAAATCGGTTGATTGAATTTTATAAAATATGTATTTCCAGTTCCACCAGTATATTGTATGCGCATTACTGTTAATGGATGTTTTACATTAGGATTACATTTATCAATATATGTAAATGTTGTACTATCAGCACTTAATGATAATCCTGCTAAATATGTATCACCTGTTGGTGCAGTATAACAATCTGTTGAAATAGGATTGGATTCTACCAAAAATTTGTTATTAATATAATTTGTATTTTGACCACTATATATCACATAAGTTTGATAATCGTAATGCCATGAATGTTTCAAACCAAAACTACCACCACCCCAACTTATAGAATATGGTACACCTAATTGCTTTTCTTTATCATTAGAAAATGATTTAAAATAAAATTCAGGAAAATCATGTAGTATCCAAACTGCACGACCATTAGCATAAAAAATTAATTTACCTAATCTTTGTTCTGTACAATCAATTAAATCTGGGTCATCAATTGTATT